GCCAACGGAAATTTTCGGAGTGTTCTCTGAAAATAAAACAAAAATAAAAAGGAACAAATAACAATGAACCAAGTAGCAACGAAAAAAGAAGGAGCATTAGCAACTAATCTATTTGAAGCTGATGCAAATCAAGGTGCTCAGAATATATCGCAGGAAGATCTTGCGTTACCTTTCTTAAAAATTCTGGGACAGCTATCTCCCGAAGTCAATAAACGGGATGGCAAATATGTCGAAGGCGCAGAGCCCGGCAAAATAATAAACACTGTTACAAATGAATTGTTTGATGACATAGATGTAATTCCTTGTCATTACAAAAGACAATACATTGAATGGCAAGACAGAGGTACCAGCAGTGGTGCACCTGTTGCAATTCACGAGGCTGACAGTGATATTGTGAGTACAACAACCAGAGACAAAGGTTACAAAGATAGATTACCAAACGGAAACTATCTTGAAAACACTGCAAACCATTTTGTTCTGTTGTGTGGAAAAAATCCACAGACAGCTTTGCTTTCTATGAAATCTACTCAACTTAAAGTTAGTAGAAAATGGAACTCAATGATGATGGGTATCAAAATGCAGGGTAAGAACGGATTGTTTACTCCGCCTACATACAGCCACATTTACAATCTAAAAACTGTTCAAATGTCAAACGACAAAGGAACATGGTTTGGTTGGGATGTGTCCAAAAAGGGACCTGTTGATCAGGAAGACCTTTATGGCATGGCTAAAAATTTTGCATTGAGTGTTGGTAAAGGTGAGACACAACCAAAATACGGCACTGAAGACAAAGAGGAAACTCCATACTAATTCCTTGGAATCGGGCGGCTAAGCGAGAGTGGATCCGCCCGTCATAAAATATGAATCGGTTTGTAGAAATATTCACGGGATTGGCACGTGCGCATGGTAAAACATTCGTAGACAAAAAAGGTGCCGATGGTCAAAAGATAAAAGGTAAATCCTTTGTAGTGAGAGAACCAGTCACAAATGAATTGTGGCAAAATCATTTACAAGGTTTAGAACCTAGTCTAGGTATTATTCCAATTAATGATGACAACAAATGTAAATGGGGTTGTATTGATATAGATTCTTACGCAGGATTTGACCACAAAAAATTAATAAACAAAATTGATAAACTAAATTTACCACTGTTAGTATTTAGATCTAAATCAGGTGGTGCTCACGTATTTTTATTTACAACAGTATTTGTCGAAGCAAAACAAATGCGAGACAAACTATTATCCATAAGTGCTGTGCTTGGATACGGCGGTTCAGAAGTATTTCCAAAACAAGTAGAGTTAAAATCGAAAGATGATACAGGAAATTTTCTGAACTTGCCATACTTTAATGGTGATAACACAACAAGATATTGCTTTAATCAAAACGCAGAAGCTGTTAATCTAGATGACTTTTTTAATTTGTATGAATTAAAAAAAGTTACACCAGAACAATTAGAAGCATTGGAAGTAAAAAGACCGGAGTCAGAGTTTGGTGATGGTCCACCTTGTTTAGAAACAATCACACAGACAGAAATAAAAGATGGCAGAGATAGAATACTTTATCAATACATACAATACGCAAAAAGAAAATGGCCAGAAAGTTGGCAAGGTAAAATAAATGCATTCAACTACAAATATTTTTCATCACACCCTGAAGGACCGCTAGAAGATAAAATAGTACAAGGTAAGATAAAATTTAACGACGGTAAAGAACTAGGGTTTAAATGTAATGAAGACCCTATGTGTAATTTTTGTGATAAAAATTTATGTAGAACTAGAAAATTTGGTATAGGTGGTGAGTCTGTATTTCCAATACTATCAGATCTACAAAAAGTTTTATTAGATGAACCATACTATTGGGTTAATGTAGATGGAGATAGAGTCAAGTTAGACACCATAGATTATCTTATGGAACAACGATTGTTTAGAAGAACAGTCGCAAAACAATTAAATAAAAAACCAAAAAGAGTTACTACAAAAGAATTTGAAACATACATCGATATGCTTTTACAAGGTGTAGAAGAAGTTGATGCACCGGAAGGATCATCAAAGATAGATCAATTAAACAATCACTTAGAAGACTACTGTCTACAAAGATCTATTGGATCTGTTACAAGAAAAGATATTTTAAACGGTGCGGTATATACAGAAAATGACAAACATGTATTTACGTTTCATAGATTCTTTCACGGTCACTTAACTAAAAAGAAATGGAAAGAAGACTATCAAGTGACACAACAAATGTTGAAAGAACATTGTGGTTGTGAAGAAGGACGTATGCAGATTGGTAAAAAGAAACCATCGATTATGAAAGTAGATGTGTTTGATAAACCAGAAGAACAGTTTACACAAAAGAAACTAAAAGAAGAGGTGCCGTTCTAATGAAAACAATTGTGTTAGGACCACCAGGAACAGGCAAGACCCACACTTTGTTAAATCAAGTAGAAGACTATCTTAAAAATACAGACCCAGATCGTATAGGTTATTTTGCATTTACAAAAAAAGCAGCGAACGAAGCAAAGTCTAGAGCTATGGATAAATTTAATTATTCTGAAGATGACCTACCATACTTTAGAACCATGCACTCGTTAGCATTTCGAAGACTTGGAGTAAACAAGGATCAGGTCATGCAACGAAGACACTACGAAGATTTAGGTAGAAAATTAAATTTGTTTATTGACTACAACGAATATGATGAAGAAGAGACAGGTTTGTTTACAACTAAATCAGATTACCTGCGTATAATTAATTTAGCAAAACTCAGAAACATTACGTTAGAACAACAAGTAAAACTTGGAGATCACACAACAGAAATAGATTACGATACCTTAGTGCATTTAAGTAATGAGCTGACGAGATACAAACAAGAAAACAATTTGATTGACTACAACGATATGATTTTAGAATTTATAAAATCAGACAAGTCTCCAAAGTTTGACGTTGTGTTTATTGATGAGGCACAAGACCTTTCTATGATGCAATGGAACATGGCTAAAACCATTTGGGATAAAACAACAGATTCTTTTATCGCCGGTGATGATGACCAGGCTATTTTTAGATGGGCTGGCGCAGATGTAGATTCTTTTATTACACAAAAAGGTAAATTATTAAACCTTACACAGTCACGACGAATACCAAGAGCAATACATAATTTTGCATTAGATATAATTAAACGTGTATCAAACAGAAGATATAAAGAGTGGGCACCAAGGGATCATCAAGGTTCTTTAAGATTTCATGACGACATCAAAGATGTAGATATGTCATCAGGTAACTGGCTAGTGTTAACCAGAACTAGATTTATGTTGAATGATATAGAAGATGAAATGCGAGAACGTGGTTGGTATTTTGAAAACAGATTTAAATCAATGCCTGAAAAAGAAGCAGCCGAAGCTGCAGCTGACTATGAGGCCGGAAGAAAGGGACAACCGCTAAGCTACAAACAAATAGAGAGAATCTGTAGCTACATGTCACCAAAAACTTTAGATAAAAATTTTTTAAAAGGTATGGCAAAAGAAAGTTTTTATAACTTATCTGATACAAAAATTAAAACAGACAAAGTTTGGTTTGATGCATTTGATGACCTAAATTTTAGAACTATAAATTATATACGTAGTATGCGTAGAAATGGTGAAAACTTAAAAGAAGCACCGAGAATAAAATTATCTACAATTCACAGTGTAAAAGGTGGTGAAGAAGATAACGTTATGTTGTTGACTGACTTGACACATAACACAAACAAATCTTACAGAAAAAATCCAGATGATGAAACTAGATTGTTTTACGTAGGAGCAACAAGAACAAAAGAAAACTTACATATAATTAGACCAAAAGATTATGAAAAATCTTTTCCAATGGAGGACGTATGAGTAAAGTATGGGACAAGCAGCACGGCGGGAGTCACTATCAAAAGTATAAAATTCAGCCAAGCAAGTTTGTAGTTGAGAATGAGTTGTTATATCCGGAAGGATGTGCTATAAAATATATAATAAGACATAGAGACAAAGGAAAGAAACAAGACTTATTGAAAGCAATACACTTTATAGAAATGATAATAGAGAGGGATTACAAGTGATACAAAAACCTATGTTTGCACCACAAACAGAATGGGTGCCACCTACAGAATTTCCTAACTTATCTAAATACGATGAGATTGCAATTGACCTAGAGACTAAAGATCCTGACCTAATGAAGATGGGCTCCGGCTCTGTAACAGGTAATGGTAATATTGTTGGTGTTGCTGTTGCTGTGCATGACTGGGCTGGTTATTATCCTATTGCACACGAAGGTGGTGGTAATATGGATAAGAAAAAAGTTTTAGGTTGGTTTCAAGATGTATTGAAAACACCTGCAGATAAAATATTTCACAACGCCATGTATGACGTGTGTTGGATTCGCGCGAGTGGTTTAAGTGTGAACGGTAAAATAATAGACACGATGATTGCATCGGCCCTTGTTGATGAAAATCAAATGCGTTATGACTTAAACAACTGTTCTAAAAGATACACTGGAAAAACAAAAAGTGAAACACATTTATATGAAGCTGCGAAAAGTTGGGGGGTTGACCCTAAAGCAGAAATGTATAAACTACCTGCGCTTTACGTTGGTGAATATGCAGAACAAGATGCCAGCATAACTCTTGCACTTTGGCAAGAACTAAAAAAAGAAATAAACTTTCAAGATATAAATTCTATTTTCGAACTAGAGACAGAACTATTTCCTTGCCTCGTCGATATGCGTTTTTTAGGAGTTCGTGTAGATATCCCAGCAGCGACTGAATTGAAAAAAACACTATCATTACAAGAAAAAGAATGCTTACAAAAAGTAAAAAAAGAAACACAAGTAGATGTGCAAATATGGGCCGCACGCAGTATCGCTCAAGTTTTTGAAAAACTTCGCCTACCATTTGACCGAACCGAAAAAACAAATTCTCCATCATTTACTAAAAACTTTTTACAGAATCACCCCCACCCAACTGTGAAACTGATTGCCCAGGCCCGTGAAATCAACAAAGCCCATACCACGTTTATTGATACCATATTAAAACATAATCATAAAGGAAGAATACATGCTGAAATAAACCAGCTCAGATCTGATAATGGCGGAACTGTAACCGGTAGATTCAGTTATTCGAACCCTAATTTACAGCAACTACCAGCTAGAAACAAAGACATCGGACCACGGATTAGGTCATTATTTATACCCGAGGAGGGCCATAGATGGGGTGTATTTGACTATTCTCAGCAAGAACCTAGGTTGGTAGTGCATTATGCTGCTTTACAGAATCTCTATGGAGTGGACGAAGTGTTGGAAGCCTACCGTGAAGGCGATGCCGATTTCCACACTATCGTGGCAGACATGGCAGAGATACCTAGATCACAGGCCAAGACAATAAATCTTGGTCTGTTCTACGGTATGGGTAAGAACAAACTCCAAGCAGAACTAGGAATCAACAAACAAAAAGCAGAAGAATTATTTTCTCAATATCATAACAAAGTACCATTTGTTAAAAAGTTGATGGACAATGTCATGAACAGAGCTCAAGACTCTGGTAAGATAAGAACGTTGCTGGGTAGATTGTGTAGGTTTCACCTGTGGGAGCCTAATCAATTTGGTATTCACAAAGCACTACCTCATGATGCAGCGCTCTTGGAACACGGACCAGGGATTAAACGTGCTTACACGTACAAAGCTTTGAATAGATTAATACAAGGATCAGCAGCTGACATGACAAAAAAAGCCATGATAGAACTTTATAAAGAAGGTATTGTACCACATATACAAGTTCATGATGAGTTAGATATATCTATTGCATCTCAGGAACATGCTGATAAGATAAAAGAAATAATGGAAGGGGCAGTGAACCTGGAGGTACCTAACAAAGTAGACTATGAATCAGGTCCCAACTGGGGAAACATAAAATGATTTATGGCATACTTAAATGCGAACATACCAGTGACATATGCTCAAATAAGAAGGGAGTACTTATATGACCTTACCAGACATCATGGAGAAGTTGAAGACTGTATCATCTTCGGCCTATCAAGCATTACGGGGAAAGCTCTGTTATTTCATGCAGTTATGGAAAACGGCGCTGTCTTCTATCGTTTACCGATTAGTGCCTTCATCCAAAGAGGTTTTAAGCCGGAAGAAGTTCCTAAACGTAGACTTGATGAGTTGGAGCTCTGGAATTGTTTTAGTTATTATCCTGCTGTTACTTCTTGGGATATCCTAGACGGACAAGCTGGCAAATACATAGGCAAAGATAAAAAATGGCACTCAGGTAAATATTTATTTACTGTTGATTTTGCACATCCAGAGAGTAATATAGTTGACACTGATCATTCAGAAATTCCGCACGAGCATAAGTGCGCACATATATTGGCATTAGATGATGGCAATTATGCAGCACAACCTAACAACAGAATCATTTGGGACATACCTTCTTTCACAGTGAAAGATGATATACCTGATTGGAAAGTGCAAACATCTGAATGGAATGTAGAAGATAGTAGAGCATGGCGTACAGAAGATACGGACAAGTTCTTCTATGAAATTGAGGAAAAGAAAAAATGAGGTGTAGCTATGAATTATACATTTACGGCAATACTAATAATTTTGATGTGTTTGCTGGCTTTTTGTGTAAGACCGGTGGATCACACACCATTGAAAATTGAGTTAAAAGAATATATAATTCCTCCACCAAAACCAAAACATGAGTAAGAAACCTTTAGATATATCAGACGAAGCACGGGTGCAGATGCCGATGAAGACCGTAGTCTCTTTGATTACGATGGTCGCAATTGGGACCTGGGCTTATTTTGGTATTATTGAGACTCAAAACAAACTATCTACGCAGGTAGAGTTAATGCAAAAAGATTTAACAGAGAATACAGAGTTTAGAATCAAATGGCCGCGGGGTCAACTTGGTTCGCTTCCTGCAGATTCCGAACAATTTATGATGATCGAAGATCTTTATAAGACCACGGATAAACTTAACGCACACATAGAAAACATGGCTTTGAACAAAGTAAACATAGAATTTTTAAGAAAACAAATGGATAAAGTTTTAGAAGATATAGAAAAATTAAAAGATGCTAATCGTGAGATTGGTTACAAGAACGGGAGTTATACACAATGATAGAGTCTATAGTGGCCCTGCTAATGTTTGTAAACGGAGAGATCAAGGAACATTTAATTCAGCCTGACGGAATGGCACAATGCCTTCGAGGCAAGCGTGAAGCTGAGAGGACTTTTTCAGAATCTGTATCCTACAAATGCTACAAGGGTAAAGCAGAGATAGAGTTATATCAAGGAAGAAAATATATTAAAGCTTTAATCCTTGAATAAAAAAAAGAATCCAATAGCAAAACATTTAAGAGATAGACGTTACCGTCAGATTGTGATAAAGAATAAGAAAGCATATAACAGAAAAAAACATGAAAGTTACAGCAGAGATAGTTAACGGTAAATGTCCAACGTGTGATGAATACACAATGTTAGTTGGCCTAACGAAAGAAATATATAGATGTATGAATTGTGGTTCTGATCTGCATCAACACATTAATGGTAAAATAGTTTACTTACCACATGTAAGTAAACCAAGTGATATGCATATATTCGTAAAAGAGTGGTCTGAGTAATGGCCAAGAAAGCAAAAGGTTTGTATGCAAAAGTAGCTCACGAACCTGTGTTTCACAAAACTTCGATTGGACGCAACCCTAGCTTGTGTAAAATGAACAAAAGTAAGCGACGTATGTATAAAAAATACCGTGGCCAAGGCCGTTGACAAAGGTCCCAAAATATCCTAGTCTATGGATATGAAAGAAAAGAAAATAACAATAACAAGTAAAAACATAACACAAAAACAGTGGTCGGTTCTGTTGTTAGAATTAAATTTAATTAAACAAGCTTGGGCTCCGTATGCAAAATTAGAATTGCAAGCACCTGGCTTAAAAAAAATTTTAACATATGGGACTAAAATGTATGACGAAAAAGATAGACCAAGTCGCTAATCTATGGACTTAATAATCCTGAACGACGGACTGTATCAACTGATTCCTGTAACAAAGAAAATGTTAGAGGGAATAGTGTTGACAGAAAAGATTGATTGTCTTGATTTGTGTGACATACTTAGATTAAAACTAACCGGTTACGTTGACACGTTAAATCTACATATCATGAATGATGGTAGTGGTGACTGGATTGGTTGTATGTGTAGATAAACCTACACTAAAGAGGGAAAAATGAGTGTAGGTTATTGTGGTGAGATAAACCTCCCATAACACAATCTTGCCACATTGTCAAATCGTGTTGGTAGGAGTGCAATAAAATTTAAGATATATTCCATGTTTGTTAACTTCTTCTCTGCCAATCTCTTTCATTTTTTTAAGAGATTCTTCATAACCAAATGTTAAACAATCGTACTTAGTTCTAAATGTTTCCTGCCAATCAAATGGAGGCATACATTCTCCAGCAATACTAGAACAAATTATTAAACTTAATACAAATTTCATATTGACAAATCCTATCTCAATCCTATATATTGCTCAGAAATAAATGAAAGGAACACACTTATGACCGATATAAGTAAATATAGAAACGTTTCGTTAACACACGAAACATATAAGATATTGGAATCATTGTCGAAGGTAATATTGCCTGATGCAAAGTTATCCATATCGAAGACCATTGAGTCTATTGCAAATGAGAAAGCGAGAAAATTAAATGGCAAAGTTAAAAAAAGCTAGATTAAAAGTACACATTTGTCCGACGTGTAAGGGCAATGGTTATCTAAAAGTGGCAACAGAGATGGGTGATACAGTACACCAGTGTTGGGACTGTGACTCGGAGGGAGAATTTTATGAAACGAATCATGACGGCCTTGTTGATGATGGTTATTCTACAAAGCTGCACTAAGTTTGATTTTGATGGATTTGATCCTACAACTGCAACGGTTAGATGGATAATAAAAAATTCTGATATGAAAAGGACCTCCGTCCATACAATGCCTAGCGCTAGTCCCTGTACGGCAACCGAAGAAGCGGTAAGTAACCGTGGAGGTGTGGAGCCTTTGCCTTCATGCCGGTACGTGCACGGAAAGCATGGAGGTTGATATGGATAGAATAACTAACGAAGACATAGCTTATATTGCCGGACTCTTTGATGGAGAGGGTAGTATCTATTATGCTAAACGAAAAGAAAAAAAGAAAAAACATAATGGTAAAGGCTATAGATATTCTATGTCACAACGTATCAGTATGGAAATAACGATGACCGATGAACACGTGATACGTTGGGTCCATGAAGTATTAGGTGTTGGAACTGTTGTCAATAAACCCAGAAAAGGTTTGCGTAAAGACGGAACTAAATACTTGATGCAATACAAATGGCGTTGTACATTTAGAGATGCCTACCAAATATGTAGATTGATTTGGCCTTGGTCTAAAACTAAACTACATAAAGTAGAACAAATCATAGATCATTACGATCCACATATAATGAATGGTAATGTAGTAAGTATGGAACAATATAAACAAGCGATGAGTTTAGAATAATGTTTGATAAGTATATTTATAATGGTTTACATTTTATTATGAAGTACGCAGGTATGATTAATTCTTGGGCCTGGAGAGAACACGTTAAGATACTAAAACGTAAACAAGACATAGAACATGAAAAATTAATCAGGGACCAAGAAAATAGAGAATATTTAGAGGAGTTAAAAAGAAAGTTATGAGTAAAAAAGAAAAAGGTAGAAAGTGGGATGGTAAGTCTAGAGTCAGTAATGATTTGTATCGTAAAAACTTTGAAATTATTTTTGGTAAAAAAATAGATAAAGATAAGGAAGAGTTAGAGGGATACTATATTCATGATGGTAAGATAGATGTTCTAACTAAAAAGAAATCATGATGGAAGATAGAGATATTGAGGAGTATCACAACATAGGTAAGCCAATCAAATTCCACAATAAATACAAGTATATACAAGGAAAACAGCTCACGGACCCCGGATCAGGGACCAGGGTTTATGATATAGATGGAGGTAGACTTCCGTCTGTAACTACTATATTAGGGGCCACCGCAAACAAACAATTTTTAAAAGACTGGATAGCTAAAAAAGGTGAACAAGAAGCAGAACGAATCAAAAACTTATCTAGTAATAGGGGGACAGCTATGCACAAATTCTTGGAGCACTATATACTCGGAACTGGCTACGACGATCTTACAGAAATCGGACAGGCGGCGAAGCCCATGGCCAAAAAAATTATTGAGATTGGTCTTGCACCGGTGGAAGAGTATTATGGCTCTGAAGTTATGCTACACTACCCGGGTTTATACGCGGGCTCAACAGATTTGGTATGCCTGCATAATGGCAAAGAAACTATTGTTGACTTCAAACAAGCTAACCGTCCGAAAAAACAAGAATGGATTGAGGACTATTACTTACAGATTGCAATGTACGCCATGGCACACGACTACGTCTACGGCAGTAGAATCGAACAAGGAGTTATCATGGTATGCACGCCTGACTTATATTATCAAGAATTCAAAACAGAAGGTGCAGACCTTCGAGCCTGGAAACACAAGGCACTAAAACGAATTGACATGTATAATGAATTGAGGTTTGATGAGAAAGAAAAAGCAAAGGTGGAACTCAGGGCTACAGACTTCACCGGGAATGAACAAGATTCTGAATAATCATGCTGAATGGCTAGATTATAACGTTTCTAAAGTAGCTGGAGATGAGTGTAGAAAAACTGCACTAGAATACGCACAACATAAGGACCCGAGACAAACGGGAGCAAGGAGAAAAAATGAACGACAATCTATTTAGAACCATTCTAAAGAGATATGAGGCTGAAATAGAAGATGCCAACTACAAAATAGAATGCATTTGTGAACATAATATGGTAATTCCAGAACATATAGACATCACAGGAGAGGTTGATAAGCAACTGGAACGAATTGCTAGCGCCGAGGACAAATTGGCAGCAATGAGGAAATATTATGGCGAAAAGAAGGCAGGGACAGTATTATAGAGTTCTCACAGATAATTTAGTGTCACTGAAAAAAAACATGAAAAAAAAGTGGAATAATGTCCAAAACAAAAATTATGTAGCAATACCAACGATTATAATCAATTTTAGTGGACATTTTAGTGGACATTTTTTAGTCAAGTGGACATTATTTTATGTCCATCAGTGGTGCCTTTCGCGCGCGCCAAAGCTGAATTTTGTATAGCAATTTATCTGTAGAAACTCTATAAGGAGACATGCCTAGGAAAAGAAGAAAAAGTGTCGTAACTGATAGATCTACCGATATGCCTTATCCGAGAGTTAGAGTGGAGTGGATTGATTGCATCAGTGACTCTGGCTGGGCTACTGAAAAAGAATTCGACAGAATGAAATTTGCAAGACCAGTCAATGAAGGTTGGTTGTATTCAAAAGACAAAGACTCCATAAAATTATTTGCGTCTTACGATAAAGATGAAGATGGTTTTACTTTTGGGGATCGGACGATGATTCCAAGAGCTTGGGTGAAGAAGATTCAGAAGATTTAGGTGTATCAACAATATCCTCAGCAGTCCCGTTTACAACTTTCATCTTTAGAAGAGACGCGTAGTCGGACAGTATTTGTCTTCGTTTTTCTGCTAATTGTTCTTCTGTCATATCATCTAGTTTACCTGTTCTTACTTCTTTTCTGTCTACATATAGGCCACCAACTTTACCTCTTGCTACTTCCATATTACCTGCAGCTGAGAAAGAATTCTTCTTCAAAGCGGCTTCCTTAATTCTATCTAATTGTTCTAAATGTTTGTCCATTGTGACTTCATGTTTTTCTCTTATCTCCATACGTAGCTCTCCAATATATTTAACTACAAGTGGTGAGTATCTTGGATTTGTAAGTTCAGAACCTTCACGTCTACATCTGTCTGGACTGTATCCTGCTAGTTTAGCAGCGTCAGCTTTAGAACATACTTTGCCTGTAGCTGGATCGCCAAATACATAGTATTCAGCAAATCTTTTTTGCATATCAGTAAGTCTTTTTGGTAGTCCCATGATTGACAATTTAAGGGAACTATCCTATATTGTCAAGGTATGAAAGACAAACGTACTTACACACATTTGAAAGAACATGGAGAAGATATGACACACGAAAACGAAAGCAGGGTATCTGTTAACCCAAAATACAAACCAGAAAGTAACCCAAACGATTTAGTATTCTTGATAGAAGAACACAAGAAAGAAATCTGGGAATGGAAGAAGAAAGAATCCGAATGGATTAAAACAGCACATCAATTAGCCAATGCCAAAAATCTTATTAGTGAGTTAAGTTCTAGACTTGTAAAAGCATTTACTGCCATAGCTGAGCTAGAAAAGAAATTGAAAGATAAGCAGTGAGAGTCTTAGATTTACAAAATTTTTTAAGTGACTTTACATCTAGAAATAAATCTGGTACAGCGCAGGGTAATGCAATATCAAATGCAGTTCTTCTTGTAGAAGTAAACGGACAATTAAAAGAAATTAGTAAGATGGAAGTACACGAACACGTTGGACCAAAAGTAATAGGTAGTTCAAGACCTACACACAGGTTAGTTTTGAAAACACAAGAGCCGCGTATACCAATTTTTACACCTAAAAATTTGGTGCGCCATGAGGTTTGAGAACGACATTGTTCCCTCAAAAAATAGATGGGTCCAGAAGCTAAATTCTATCGAGAAATTAAAAAAAATATACCAAACATTTCGTGGATTAGACTTGAAAATCTTAGCCTATCCGGCACTCCTGATCTATTGGGCTATAATAATTCTGGGCACTTTTTCACTGTAGAATTAAAGGTGACTAAAGGGAACAAAATCAGATTTTCCCCTCACCAAATTGCCTTCCATAAACGTCATCCTGAGAATACATTTATCATGGTAAAGGCCCTCGGTCCTTTACCCAAGAAAACTTTTTCAGTTTTCTTGTTCCGTGGGTCAAGAATCTCGGAGCTTGTTACTTCAGGCTTGAAGCTTGAGGCTTGTTGTTCTGGGCTTGAAGCTTGTCGCTTGTTGCTTGAGGCTTGCTAGTTGCTGAACCTGAACTGGTTCTGGTTTGCTTGTCGCTTGCAGCTTGTGGTTTGAGGCCCGGACCAGGGCGCACGCTATCGACACCGCTAGCGGGATCCACCGAATCGCTAATGGCCTGGTCCAGTTTATTACGTAGCTTTCGTAATTCTTTATAATATTTTGGGTGATGCCACATTTTAATGTTTACCGTATTTTATAGTTTTTATTTCAGGATTCCAGCAGTTTCTGCAGTCTCTGCATTCATTGTCTTGTTGAGCTGCCGGGCACGTTGCGCCAGCTGTCACCACTTCTGAAGAGTTAGGCCACGAAGCAGGCGCCGCCTGGTTCACCATGGGCGCACTGAAACGTATGACTAAATTGTTGGGCTTGTCTGTCAGGTGGTCCTTGATCCATGCTTCACGGGTTGGGAGCCAGTGACGCTTTGAAGGTGTTAACCTGCAGACTTCATAAATTTTTTTAAGATGATCTAGATCCTGTACATCTCCTGAGTCATGCCATCTAAATACATCCGGTTTTTTGCTGTTGATCAAGTGAGCCATTGCCTGGACCCAGTCAGGGCTCTTAATAGCTTCTAATCTCCGATACTGTGCATCCTGGACAACTTTAAATACATAGCAGCCCTTGAGCGCGTAACAATCATAGCACACTGAGCCAGGCACAGCTTGGAGCTTGCCGCCTGTCTTGCATTCCTTGGCAGGTAAACCTATTGACCAGCCAGGCATCTTTGAAGGCTTGCTCAGGCTGCCGCCTATAATTTTTAATGCTTCATCTGTTTTCATAATTTATCCTTTATAATCCTACGTATACCAGCCGGCTTGCAGCTTGTCAATTGCTTGTTGCTTGTAGCTTGCTGCTTGATGCTTTTAAAAAACTTTTCACAGCTGGCCAGGTAACTGGTCGGCAGTGTGCTATGGTCCCGCAGGAAGTAATGTGTTAAGTCGTTGTGTTTAATTCTCTTCATAGGTTACCACTTTCTATGTCTTTAATTGTTGCTTCAGGATCCAGGGCCAATTGAATTTTTTCTTTTAGATTAGCGCTGTCTTCTTGGACGCCTTCTGGTGGTGCTTCATCTATATTAGAATCTAACCACCTGATCACCATCTCAATAATTGCTTTTTCTTTACTCATAATTTCTCCTTTCTAAATTCATCCTATCATATCCTGGACAGGCTGTCAAGCTTGCCGCTTGAAGCTTGCGGCTTGCGGCCCAGTATACGCATAAAGCGGCCAGGGCCGGACCAGCTGGATCAGCAGGGGGACACGCGTGCCCCTTGCCACTGATCCCAGATCCAATTAGACGAGGACTATCGTATATTTACTGGGTCCCAGCACAAGTCCAATTGGATCAGGGATCAGTACTAGTGGCTCGACAGCGACAGGTCTCTAGATAACCGGTATTGTACCTGCATACCCGCCCGGGTATCGCGACTGTAGATATAGCCCGGAAAGTCCAGGCGCCCATACTAGTTCTGATCCCAGGACAGTAGGTTAAGAATGATGATAACAAACCTTAACTTAGCATCTTTTGACACGCTACTGTCCAGGGATCAGTTCTAGCTGTGCGTGTGTTTGGATCTCTTTCAATCTACTTTACACCACAACCAGAAGTTGTCCCAGATTGTTTTAGTTTATAAGGTTGTGTACAATCAAAAAAACCTAAATCCAATATAATACTTGACTATCCTATTGTCAAGTGTTAAAACAAATCATGCAAATAAAAAAAGAAAGAGGTATAAATGACTAGAATAAGACTAAACCAAGAGTATCGGAATAAAATTGCAAATAGAATAAAAGTACACTTGCAACAAGAAGATACTGTTGAAAAACAAACTTACGACCAATTAAAAGGCGATCAAATTCAGTTGAATGATGACGCATGGAAAATGGCAGAAAAAATTGTTCGTAGGCACTACACTGAAGATGATGTTGCGAAAGCATGGTATCTTCAAAATAAATTTGAAAATGTAAATACTATTGCAAAAGATAGTTGCTTTCATTTTCATTATGTTGGTATGCAAGAAGATAGAGATTACGACAACAACCCTATTATGAAAGAGGCAACAATAGAAAAACATTTTGATTTTAGATTAAATGGCTCTATTGATAGGGATAGTAATTCTTCTTATTCAAGTGATTATTCTTATGGATATGCTTTGTATCGTGATGAAATCAATGCACAAGAAAATTGCAACGCAGATATTTTGATTGAACAAGAGGGCAAAGATAATAACCCTCATAAAACAAAATATACTGATAACAATAATACTTATCTTGGTAATGATGACAAAGGTTATGGCAAAGAATGGAATGAAAAATATCAATTAGATTTAATTGGTAGAGATTATTGTAGAGATCGTTCTATTGCATGTTCCGAAGAAGAATTTATGTATTTAATGAATTGGAAAAAACAAAAAGCACAATTTGTTATAGCACATGAAAATTGGATTAAATCTATTTTAAATCAAATGAAAGAAATTAAAGTTGGTTTGAAAGGTTATAAATATCTTGATGAGGCAATAGAACTTTGCAACGAACTTGGTCTTGCAATTACTGACGCAGAAATTGTTAGAACTAACTCAACCGGTTTGACTATTTATAATCCTAAAAATTTAGCTGATAGGGTTAAGAGTATGAAAAACAAAAGAGAGAAAACAAGAGCAGAAAAAATAGCAGAAAGACTGCTTTATGAAAAACAACAACAAGCAGTAAATTAGTTGTTGACACTTATGGGATAATCATATAGGATTATCCCATAACAAAAGGAGAAAGAAATATGACTAAAACTTTTTACATCACGTATTGGGCAAACAAGCACAAGAAACATATTACAAGACGTGGCAAACATGATGACAAATCTAGATATGGAACATCTAAAAAAGGTGTGCCTTATTATGTTTATTATGATCTAGACGCACATGGATATAGAACTGCAAACACAAGTTGGAAAGTGAGGCACTAATGGAACTATTCGCAAGATTACTAATGGTACTAGTTGGTTTTATATTAGCACTATTAGGGGTAATTGTTTTCATACATTCAAACGACCATGCACTACTAGGGATATTAATTTCTTTTAGTGGTGTTGTTTCAATGTTTGGGGGGTTGCCACATTATGAGTAATTTTAATTGGTGCCATGGTCCAGACTGCCATACTAAACACACGCAATCAAGAGTGAGAGGTAGCAAGGGCAATAAAGTATTAAGAACAATAAAAGTCAAAAACCATGGTCGCTCTATGTATGGTAATGGTGGCGCAAGCATATGGGATTACTTTTGTAATCATCAATGCTTAATGGATTTTATGGCTAAACATGCTGAGGCTATTGTATCTATTGCGCCAAGACGTGAGCCACTCGAAACACCAATCAAGGATCCCATAAAAGATGAAACAAAGTATTACAATCAATGGACCATTGAGGAAAGGACTTGACAATGCTTAATTTATCCCATATGATCCAGGATATGACAAATACAGAAAGAACAGAAAAAAGAGTTAACAGATTCAATGGTGAGTCTGTTATGCTAACACCAAAAGAGGCTAAGATTCATGATGAGATATTTATTCATGAAGTTGAGGCAACACTAGAAGACTACAAGCTAGGCACAGGTGCAAGTAAACATTGGCAAAAGATGAGAGATAAATTGTCTTGGTTTATGAAACACAATGCCAAAGCTTACATGGTCTTGCTAGATTAAACTCCTTACCCCAGGCGCTAAAGCGCCTGGGTAGTGGTCCCAAACACAAGTCTAAATAATCACGAACCACAAAAAGCAATCCCCCTTATAAAAAAAGGGGTCCCACTACTCTCGGTTGTATTGCTTGATTTACAGAGTTATTGCTGTTAAAATACTTTTTCACTGGTAAAAAGGTGCAAAAAATTTTTTAAAAATTTTTTATGATAGATATAGATAAAGTTAACTTAGACGAATTAGATTTAACATCACTTCCTGAAGATATTAGAAAAGAATTATTAAAAGTGGATGTCATGCATGCACAAAAACAAATTCAAAATAAAGCACAAAATGATTTTATGGCCTTTGTCAAAGCTGTTTGGCCCGAGTTTATAGAAGGCGGCCACCACAGAGTTATTGCACAAAAGTTCAATGACCTTGCTTCAGGAAAAATTAACCGACTAATTGTTAACATGCCACCAAGACACACTAAATCTGAGTTTGCAAGTTACCTTTTGCCAGCATGGATGGTGGGCCGTAATCCAAAATTAAAGATTATACAAGCAACTCACACCGGAGAATTAGCAATTAGGTTTGGACGTAAAGCTAAAAACCTTATCGACTCTGAAGAATATCATAAAATTTTTAAAACTAGACTACAAGAAGACTCAAAAGCTGCTGGACGATGGGAAACGGAACAAGGTGGTGAGTATTTTGCAGCTGGTGTTGGCGGTGCAATCACGGGCCGTGGTGCAGACCTCTTGATTATTGACGATCCGCACTCGGAACAAGACGCATTATCGGCAACAGCGATGGAATCTGCGTACGAATGGTACACATCTGGACCTCGTCAACGTCTTCAGCCGGGAGCCAAGATCGTTTTGGTCATGACACGTTGGTCAAAAAAAGATTTAACAGGAATTTTACTCGATAATCAAAAAGAAATTAAGGGTGATCAGTGGGACTTGGTTGAATTTCCAGCAATCATGGACCACGGAACTAAAAAAGAACCAGTCTGGCCACAATTTTGGAAATTAGACGAGTTAGAAAAGGTAAAAGCAACACTTCCGGTTGGAAAATGGAACGCACAGTGGATGCAAAACCCAACTTCTGAAGAAGGAGCCATTTTAAAACGTGAATGGTGGACGAAATGGGACAAAGAATATTTGCCAACGTGTAATTATATTATTATGTCGATGGATACGGCGTTTTTAAAAAAAGAAACAGCCGATTTTAGTGCTATTACTACTTGGGGTGTGTTTTATCCTAACGAAGATAGCAAACCAAACTTAATATTGCTTGATGCAATCAAAGAACGGTACGAGTTTCCAGAATTACGTCGTGTTGCACTAGAGCAGTACAAATATTGGAATCCTGACATGGTAATCGTAGAGCAAAAAGCATCTGGAACACCTCTAACGCACGAGTTAAGACAGATGGATATTCCAGTTATGACCTTTACACCGAGCCGTGGGAATGATAAACACGTAAGAGTGAATTCTTGTGCACCGCTTTTTGAGGCTGGTGTAATTTGGGCCCCTGATATGAAGTTTGCAGAAGAAGTCATTGAAGAATGTGCGTCATTTCCATATGGCGATCATGATGACTTAGTTGATAGTACAACTATGGCGATCATGCGATTCAGGCAGGGCGGCTTCCTACCCCATCCAGAAGATTACGAAGACGAAAAAAAACAACCTAGGAAGTTGGAGTACTACGGATAATGGCAGGAAAAGTAATAACAGATTTTATAAAAATGCAGATGTACAGAAAAGGCGGTGCAATCGCAACCGACAAAGCTGTGCAGTTTGCTGCCAATGCATTAGAAAAAAGATTAATAGCCTTGGGCATTGATCCAAGCACCTTGAACAATCAAACACAACTCAAACAATTATTAGCTTATGTTAAACAAGCAGAAGATGCAGCGTTTAACCAAATGAATGTGTTGTCTGGTAAAGACGCAGAGAACGCATTGAAAAAATTCATGGGCCAAGACACAAGCGCAGATATCTTTGACTTACAAGGTAAAAAACTAAATCCTAACGAACCTATTATGGGTGGAACACAAGGAATAGAAACTTTATTAAAAAAAGGTGATATTACAAAAGGCACAGTTACAAAGAAAAGTGACAAAGTAAAAGATCGAGAAATGTTTAACGAAGCAAACGAAAGATTTAATCAAACAGATATTGTAGCAGACTCGATTGCAAGAATAACATCTATGGAACCTGTTGCTGCATTAAAAGAAGCAAACAAAATTATTAAACGTGAAGGCATATATAAAAATTTAAACAAAGATCAATCACAAGCAATTTTAAAAGGTACAGATGATTGGATAAATCAAAGAGATCCAAGTGACTTGTATGACTATAATAAAAACAGACCATTTAGAGATGATCCTGATTTTGATCCTGATGATCCTGACTATCAAGATTTTTTAAAAAATAGAGATAGAGATGATTATTACACAGGGGGTATGGTTGACATTGAACCAAATTTATCTGACATTGGCCATGGTGCAGATGCATTGATGGCTAGAACAAGATTAATTTCACCGGGAGCACAAGGAACTACATCAACAGGTTTAAATTATTTATTAGCAGAAGACAATGACAACATAAGAGTTCCTTTTAAATCAGGAACTGATTTAAAAAAACGTGCGTTCTTAAAATTAATGGCAGCGCTTACTGGTGGTATTGCTAGTATTAAATCTGGACTTGTTGGTTTAAGTGGAAAAGAAGCACCAGTACAAGTTACAAAAGAAGTTGTTAAACAATCAGTGCCAGATGTGCCGCCACATTTTTTAAAATTAGTTGAAAAAATATCAAAGTTTGGTGAGGATACTTTGGCTACACAAGACAAGGTTATTGCTAAAAAATACAAAGACTATTACATGGAAAAAGATTTTGCAGGTAACATTGAAATTACTAAGACAAAAACGGGAGCTAATGAATTTGGTGAAGGGCCTATTGAAGAAATATACATGAAATACACAGCACCAGATGATGCACTTCCTACTGGCAAAGACACGGTTGTTAAAAGAGGAGACTATGAAGAATTTACTGCACGACCTGATATGGAAGGTAAGATGAAAGATGTTGAAGATGGTGTGCCAGACGATATTATTGAGGAGGTTAT